GCCGATAGAGCGAAGATAAGAGGGTGATCCTCAGGAAGTCCGTGGCTTGATGTTGAAGTCATAGCGTTGTCTACGCTATCAGACTCAGCGAGTTTGGCAACAAATCCGTTAAGTCTGTGGATCTCTTCCCAAAAGTCATCTTGAACTACCACCTCACGGCAGTAATTCAATTGACCCAGGGGCCACAACCAAGATTCGATCTTACCCTCGCAAGAGGCTAGATCGGCTAGGGCACTAGGATAACCTCCTAGCGCTTGTGGTATAGAGAGCAGAGCCGAGTATTTACTATTAATAGTAATACCCATGAGCTTCAACACAGGGAATACTGGTACTTTCTGGTAACCAAGGTCAAGAATGAGCCTCAGTACCTCTAGTACTTGAACCGGTTGTTTACGAACAACTGGCAAGAGGAACACAGGGAAACCGGTGATCTCTTGTCCTTGTGAGAAGAATCGCTTGGCCATTTCGGCCGAGTGATTTGACTCAGTGGACTTCACCTGTGAGACCTGGACCCCTAGTGCTTTGACATTATCCAAGAACCTATGATAAACAGTAGGCTCAAAGATAGCGACATCGTCACCAAGGACCAGGTAACTTCTGAAATTGGGTTTACCAACTTCATTAGCTGAATATTCAACGAGAGCATGTAGTGACATTGTCGCTACTGCCCAAGAAGAGTAAACTCCCATGGGCGTGCCGGTGGAGTAAATAATTACTTCATCGGTTGAGTCAACTGTGAACTTCCGTTCGCAGACGACTTTGGTCCACGCTTTTGCAACTTCAGCACCTAGCACCGACTTAACTAGCTCAATCTGGGGCTCCCTAGGGAACCTATCAGTGAAAGCAGTTATATCGGCTGTGCCGACGAACTTTCCTTCAGCAGTTTTCTGCTTTAGGACTGTTTTTAGGTAACCCTGTCTGTACGTACAGTCTGTCTTCATGTTCCTTAGAAGGGACATGAACAGAGTGTGGATTGGATACAAAGCTAGTTGGCTCCAGTAGTCGGCAATCGCCACTACTCGAGTCTTTCCAGCCCTGTCCTGCAGAAACCTAATCCTTGAATGACACCCACCGGGAGACAACCCGGCAAGGTGGCGTTCTATAAGCTTAGGCAACTGAGGGATGCATGTGAATCTTATCAACTCATATACATCTTCCAATAGCTTGCTATCCCTGAGCAAGGCCGCAAGGTCTTGAACACAGGTAACCATCGCGGGTCCATTTGGACCTTTGGTGGAACGTAGCAAACATACAGATTGGGGCTCAAGTCTCGACGACTTGGCTCCAGACCAGTTACTGATGTAAATACAAAATCGCTTAAGGATTTCTCCTTCAGCGGTCGGTGGAGACGTGATAGTCTCTGTCGATTTGTCGACTGTTAGGGTCAAACCCTTAACAGCCCCAAAGATTGTATTTGCTATCCGTTTCTGTTCAGGGTGTTCGGAAGTGATTAGATCTTTCCAGGGTCTTAGGACTCTGGGAAAACCTGATCTGTCCAATTTGTGATAAGGGAGCTCCGGTAGGTCTAGACCTATCGTTGCGTTCCTTACCCATAGTTGGTACAACTTCAGAATTTTGATAGTCTCCTTTGG